GAGACGTATCCAAATACAATAGTTCATCCAGATTGGCGAAAAGCTGAAGAAGGTGATTGGGTTATAAGTGATGACGATAGGATTGTGCAATTGTTAAAAGTCAAAACAAACGTTAATCATCATTCAGATACAAAAAATTATAACTATGCAAATGGATGGGTGCGAACTATAGTAGGTAGTTTTATTAATAAACCTAGTACAAAAATGGATACGGACTTTAGTAATCATCCTAATAGATATACATTTTCTACAAAAATAAAAAATACTGCGGATAATTTTCGCAATAGAAAAAAAGTTACAAATAAAGAAAAACAATTTGCTACAAACGTAGTAATAGGAATGGGAGCTGTGGAGGCATATAAAAATGCTTACAAAGAAATCTCAGAACAAAAAGCAAGAAAAAAAGCAACCGTACTTTTAAAACAGGAAAGAGTCATGGAAGAAATACAAAAATCTGTGTTAGATGTCGCAAAAGGATTAGGAATAGACCATGAGTATATTCTTAGTAAATTAAAGCATCTTGCAGATTATAGTGAAGACGATAATATTATATTACAATCAACAAAAGAATTAGGTAAGGTTATAGGTACATCTAATAATACCATTAAACAAAAAGAAGTAGGTTTAATAGGTATGTTTGAGGGTTTTTCTCCTGAACAATTAGAAGGTGCAAAAAGAAATGAATTACCTAATGAAATCAAACAAATAAAATCCGAGGAGCAATAATGGGTATAATGGAGGGTATTGTAAAAGATAGCGATGGCAATGTAATTAGTTGTTGTCATTGTGGTTCTAGAAACATACATAAAAGTGGATTCTTATATAGGGCAAGTAGTAAAAAGCAACAATGGAAATGTATGGCTTGCGGAAGAAAAACAGTTAAACCTACTATACTAGAAAAAAGTCCATTCAAAGTAGAAGAGAGAGATCCAGAATCTATACCAATAGAAGAACTTATTGAGTTTAGAAAAAAACAATACAAACAAAAAAAGACATCTAAAGAAAATAAAAAACTTGTAAAAATTGATATAAACATGAATGGGCCAATAGGAATTGCACATTTTGGTGACCCTCATGTAGATGATGATGGTACAGACTTATCTCAAATTATTCACTACATGACTTTAATTAATAATACAAAAGGAATGTTTGCTGGCAATCTTGGAGATATACAAAACAATTGGATAGGAAGATTATCTGCATTGTATGGGCAACAATCTACAAGCGCTAAAGAATCATGGAGACTTACTGAATACTTTGTAAACAAATTAAATTGGTTATATTTAGTAGCAGGGAATCACGATGTTTGGTCAGGTGATGGTGATCCTCTAGACTTTATTATGAGAGATCATCAAGGTCTATATGAGAAATGGGGAGCAAGAATGAGACTTGTCTTTCCTAATGGTAAAGAGATACGAGTAAATGCTAGGCATACATTTAAAGGAAATAGTATTTGGAATACAGCTCATGGAGTAGCTAAAGCAGCTCAAATGGGATGGAGCGATCATGTTCTCACTTGTGGACATACTCATGTATCTGGATACCAAGTAATAAAAAGTCCTTCTAGTGGATTAATTAGTCATGCATTGCAAGTAGCATCATTTAAAATTATGGATAGTTATGCAGATAAATTAGGATTAGATGATAAAAATATATTCAATTGCCCTGTCACAATTATAGATCCTAGATACGAAGATGACGATAATAGATTAGTTACGACAATATTTAATCCAGAAACAGCATGTAAATACTTAACATACTTGAGAGAAGATTATGCTAAAAAGAGATGATAAGCATTTTTTAGATAATGTTCCAAATGAAATGGAGTTAGACGAAGCAATTGTAATGCTAAAAGATTTAAATAATAAAGTTAGAAAAGAATTTAATCTATATAGCATGTCTTCAAAAACATATTGTAATATTTTAAGAATGAGGAAGATAATAGAAATGCTACCTATACCTGAAAAAATGGAGACAACATGAAATCTAAAAAACCTTTAACAAAGCATGATCTAAAAAGAAAAATAAATGATTTAGAAAGGACAATCCTTTTTTTAGCAGATAGACTACAAAGATTTGAAGTCGTATTTAATGATTTTGTAGACATGACAAAACAAACTAAAAAGTTAGAAAAGTATTTAGATGGCAAATATAAACAGCCAGAACGTAAGCAAAGCTGAAGAAGCATTACAATTAGCATATAAAGATCTTATCTCATTTGGTAAATTATTTTTACCAGATGATTTTATGCGATCTGAAACTCCATTCTTTCATTACGAAATATCAGATGCAATAGATGATAAAAATGTAAAACAAACTGCAATTATTGTACCTAGAGGTCATGGAAAGACTGTACTTACAAAAGCATCTATTATTAAAGACTTTGTTTTTGCTACAAAAGAAAACTTTTTATTTTATGCATGGGTATCTGCTACTCAAAAATTAAGTGTAGGTAATATGGATTATATTAAATACCACTTAGAAAATAACGATTCAATTCAATATTACTTTGGTCAAATGAAAGGTCGAAAATGGACAGAGGAAGATATAGAACTTTCTAACGGATGTAAACTTATTAGTAAGAGTAATGTCGCAGGAATAAGAGGGGGTGCAAAACTACATAAACGATACGACCTAATCGTACTAGATGATTTTGAACACGAAGCAAATACAATTACAAAAGAGGCTAGAGATAAAAATGCTAATCTTGTTACCGCTGTTGTGTACCCTGCTATTGAACCTCACACTGGTCGGCTTAGGGTTAATGGCACTCCTGTCCATTATGATTCTTTTATAAATAATTTATTAAATAAATATGCTAAAGCTAAAAAAGACAAAAAAGAATTTGCTTGGAGAGTAATTACATATAAAGCATTAATAGACGAAAAAACTCCTTTATGGGAAGGATGGTTTCCATATTCTAAAATACAAGAAAAGAAAAGATTCTACGCTGATTCTGGGCAACCTCAAAAATTTTACCAAGAGTATATGATGGAGGTCCAATCGGAAGAAGATGCAATATGGAGAAGAGAACACATACGATATTGGGAAGGTTACTTTAAACATGAAGATGGAGTTAATTACATTGTTAAAGATGGGTCTGATATTCCTGTTAATACATTCATTGGTTGCGACCCAGCAACAGATATTGATACAAAACATAGTGACTTTTCTGTAATAACAGTTATAGCTATAGATGCTAATAATGAATTGTATGTATTAGAATATGAAAGACATAGAAGTATTCCTACGATTGGATCTAAGAATCCTGAGACTGGCGAGTTGTTTGGAAAAAAAGGAGTTGTGGATATAATCCTAGAACTTCATCAAAAATATAATTGTATGTCCTCCACTGTAGAAGACGTTGCAATGAATAGAAGTATATTCCAAGCATTAAACGATGAAAGAAGAAGACTAAATAAGTTTGATATTTCTGTTATTCCACAAAAACCTGGCGGAACTCAGAAAAGAAATCGCATATATTCTGGACTTTCGGCTCGTTTTAGTACAGGAACAGTACATTTACGAAGAAATATGTTTGATTTAATCAACGAAATCCTTACTTTCGGCCCGAAAATGGCTCACGATGATACAATTGAGAGTCTTTATTATTCACAAATACACTCTTTTCCTCCAAATATGAAAAAGGATAAAGAGAAAAGAAGTTGGTTTAAACCAAGAAGAAAAGCAAAAAGCTGGTTAGTTTCATAGGGAAGTAAAATGTATAAATATGGTAAAAAAAGTAGAGAGAGACTTAAAGGCGTAGATGCAAGACTTATTAATGTTCTTAATGAACTTATTAAAATTATGGATGTTACTATAATAGAAGGTGTGCGGAGTAAGGAGCGGCAAGAGCAATTATTAGCACAAGGGAAAACGAAAACTAGATTTTCCAAACACATAGAAGGAAAAGCTGTTGATCTCGCTCCTTACCCGATAAAATGGGATGATAGAGAAATGTTTCATTATATGGGTGGAATGTTAAGAGGGATTGGTCAATCAATGGGATTAAAGATTCGTTGGGGCGGCGATTGGGATAGTGATGGGGATATACACGATAATAATTTTGACGATTTAGTTCATGTAGAGATAAGGGACTAATGCAAAAGAAAAAAAAGAAGTTTAATGCTGAAGGTTCTGGATATGATTATGAATCAGCTAAAAAATATGGAATAAAACCAGATTCAACTGGAAAATGGCAAAGTAGAGTTCCTGAAACTGGACTTCTTTTAAAAGGTTCAAAGCATAAAACTTGGAAATTAACATTAAAAGGTGAAAAAAAAATGGGATGTAGGGTAATTAAAAAAAGTGGAAGATATTATTCTATATGCCCAGATGATTCATCAAAGAGA